CAGAATCCACGCCAATGGTAACAGAATCTGCTGTGATATTTGTGGAGGTGATTGCTTGGTTGAATTGAACTGTGCCAGTAAAGCTATGAGCGTCACCAGAAGCATTGCCGATAGTAGTATTCCCATCAACTGTAAGGGTGCCATCGACCTTAGTATTTCCATCTACATTTAAGTTATTGTCTACATCTAGATCATCAGTAACATTTACTGTGCCACCATCAGAGTCTAGTATTAAATTACCAGTAGTAGTGCTGATCTCATTAGCAGCATCAACACCAATCTGGACTTGATCAGCAGTAATATCTGTTGAAGTAATTGCTTGGTTAAACTGGACTGTACCTGTAATGCTGTGAGAATCACCTGCTGCATTACCAATAGTTGCGTTACCATCTACTTGTAATGTACCTTGGACAACTGTGTTACCAGTAGAAGCAGCGACTGTGAATTTCTGTGAGTTAACAGCGAAGTCATCTGTGACATCAAGTGTTCCTGTTATGTCAGCATTACCACCGACAGAAGCATGTGATGTTACATCAAGGACTGCTCCAACATATAGGTTAAGACCAATACCAGCACCACCACCTACGATTAAAGTACCTGAAGATGCAGATGATGAATTAGTTGTATCAAATAGTTTTACAGATCCAGCATCAATACCTGATCTATTACCTGAGAATGCTTCGGAGCTATTAGTTGCATTATGATAGAAAGCAAATCTACTAGCAGAGTTATCCCATCCGAAGAATCCAAGTCTTGCTGAAGTGTCATAGTATCTGAATTCAATACCACGATCCTTAGCGTCATCACTCCCTGGGGCTGTATCCCCGCCTAAAGTGAATACAGGGTCATCTACTGTAACTACGGTACTATTCACGGTAGTTGTAGTACCATTAACTGTGAGGTTACCTTCGACTAATGCGTTAGTGTTAACTGTCAGCGATCCATCAACTGTGACATCATCAGTAAACTGAGATACTGCATTAACTGTAAGTACGTCAGTGTTAGCATCACCAATGGTTGTTAGTGCACCAGTTATATTAACTTCACGATTTAATTCTACGTCACCATGGACGGTTAATGTACCAGCAGTATTACTACCCTGACCAACACGACCAATAGTTGTATTACCACTCTCTCCTAATATTTGGAATTCAATCGTATCATTAGTAGCGACCTTACCAACGTAGAAGTCGTCACCAACATATAGATCTTGTACAATACCAGCACCACCAGCAACCCTTAGATTACTTGCAGGGTCATTAGCGAATGTTGGGTTATGTTGTGTAGTAGCACCAAAGTAACCATGATATAAAACATCAAGGTTATTCATTAATGATGGACGGCCTCTTCCAGTGCCGTCATCCTTAACTACGATCCTATCGGCAACATATAGATCAGTCCCGATACGGACATCTTTATCGATATTAACGCCACCAGCGAAAGTAGTATTGCCAGCAGTGGAAAGGGTAATGTCCGACTCAGATGTGCTTGCATCAACAGCAATATTATTAGTGCGTTCAAAAGTATTGTAACCACCAACATTGAGACTGCCTTCAATGTCTGTATTTCCATTAGTTGAGGAAACTGTAAACTTAGTAGCAGATCCATTAGTTATTGTAAAGTTTTTACCTGTGACATCCAGTAGGAGGTCGTTGTGGAATACAACGTCACCATCAACATCTAACTCAGCATTAAAGGTTACGTTATCATCAACATCAAGAGTGCTATTGAATGTTACTCCACTGTCTACATCCAGAGTACCATCTGTATGTGTGTTACCGTTGTCAGTATCTACATCAAATACGCTGACACCAGCAGCAGTCTGAATATCAAACTTCTTATTATCTGCCTTGATAATGACGTTATCAGTAACAGTGGTCTCTAGTTGAATATCAACTGTACCTTCTATAACTGTGTTACCTGTGTCAGTATCTACAGTAAACTTATCTACACCAGCAGCAGTCTGAATCTTAAAGTCTTCGTTATCAGACTTAATCAATACTGTATCATTGATCTCAGTCTGACCTGCGATGGTTACTTCACCACCTATATGTGCATTCTCAGAGAGACCTAATCCCCCCGTGACCACCAACGTGCCCGTCGTGGTTGAGGTGGATCCTGTGTTGGTTGTGAGTCTGAGGTTACCAGCAATGAGAGGAGCGTCTGTACCAGTAAAAACTTCATTCGTGTTAGTGGCATTGTAGAGGAACCTAATCCCACCAGTACCAGACCATATGTTAGAGTCTGAGTAATCTTCGTCCCATCCGAAGAAACCGAGTCTTGCTTGCGTGTCATAATATTTGAATTCTATACCACGATCTTTGTTATCGTCTGCTACAGGAGCAGTGTCTCCACCTAAAGTAAAGATAGGATCATCAATGGTAACAACAGTTGAATTAACCGTGGTCGTTGTACCATCTACCTGTAAGTCACCACGAATTTGAACTAGACCTGTGACAGCATCGTCATCATTAGGGTCTAATATCATAGTGGCATTGGTAGTAGACAGGACATTATCCTGTAACCAATAGTCCTCTATGTGGACTCTATTTGCTACGTTAGTAGCAGAGATAGTAATATCATTATCAGCAGTGATACTTAAAGTAGCATTACCAGCACCACTATTAGTAGATAGGATACCTAAGTTTCTATCCATCCCAGTATCCTGGGTAAGATTGAAATTAAGATGACCATTACCAGTCTTGTCTAGTGTCTGAGTTATTGCACCATCTAAGGTAATATCAGGATGACTGAAGTATGATCTTACATTAACATCAAATTCACCTGCACCACCATCAGTAATATTAATACTACTACCTTGTCCTGTATGATGATGACACCAATACCAAAGTTGGTTAGGTGCTTCATCTTGCACTAAGAATTCTACTATTTTATTTGTAGCACTGGTAAACTGAGCAGTATACTCTGCCATAGTTTTCTCAACACCATCCAAGAAGTAGTGAATCCCAGGCATATAGTGAGCACCACCAGGGATTAAGTCTCCATCTTCTGTGAGACTAAACATTAATGGATGAGGTTGACCTACTCCACCATAAGTAGCGTTTGAAGAATCATTCTGATTGAATATGTATTTTATTCCTCTCTTAAGATTCATCACAGGTGTTTCTACACCGTCAATATAGAATACACCAGTTACCTGTCCATTAACAGTGTCTACACCTACTGTAACTACTACGTTAGTAACTGCCTGTATAGCACCAGAACTACCATTACCTTGGTTATTAGCACCAACTAATAGATTACCAGTTGTATCATTTACCTTCGTATAGTTAAGATAATTAAATCCTCTGTAACCAGTAACAGGAGTTAACTCTTGATCTAATTCAAAATTCTCTACGGTATTGCCATCAGCAAAACCAATTCTATTATTTTGTAGTTGTGTGTTATCTACACCTGCGTCTGCGATGGTTACAAAACCACCTTCTATACCGTTACCATTATCCCATGCAGTAACATCAAAATCTTCTTGGTTAAAGGATGCTAGTCCCTTCTGAGGTGCTAGTCCTGATCCCAAATATCTCCAAGACCCTGTATCTGATGTATCACTATGTGATGGTTCACCACCTCCAGCAGCGATATCAGCAATTGCCTGATAAAGTTTATCAGTAGTATTCTTTACAGTATCGTATCTTGAATAGGTTGCTGCGTTATCATATGCAGCAGTTAATGTACCTTCTTTAGCAGTAGCAATAGCAGAGGTCTGAGCATAAGTCAGACGACCATATCTATCTACTGTGAAGTTAGTTGTGTTAACAGTCTCATCACCTGTAGTTGCAGATAGTAAAGGTGTGTCTAAGTTACCTATTGGGTTATAGGTACCGACAACAACTGTAGTATCAGCAAGGTCAATGAATGGGTTAGATGACTGACCGTTACCATTCTGTACAATAATACGGTTGGCACCACCAGTAATAGATCTACTAACAATAGTACCTTCTGCTTGTCTTGATAATAGACCAAAGGTGGTCATACTTGCAAGAGAAGTTAGATCTGTATCTAATGGTTGTGCGTCAGCAATTCCATACGCAGCAAGAGTTGTTGGGTTAGAAGCATCAACAATTCTACCTCTAGAGTCAACTGTTACCTGACTGTATGTACCTTGAGCATCTAGATCATTAGCATCATAATGAGGTAAAGCAACAACATAGTTCAATTCAGCAGTGATGGTTAAGTTCGAGGATCCATCGAACGTACCACTACCCGACATATCACCACCAAGTGCGATAGATCGGGCGTTTGCTAGTCGTGTTGCGGTTGCTGCGTTACCGATAATAGAAGCGGTGATAGCACCTGCTTCAAAGTTACCGTCAGCATCTCTCTTTACCAGAGTATTTGCAGTGTTTGATTCCGTTTCTAATGGTCTCTCATACTTTAGAGAGTTCCATGAGGTAACACCATCTCCTATCTTCAGTCGAGAGGTATCTATTTCGATACCTAACTCACCCTGAGCTAAGATGGGGTTGACGTTAGCCCACTGCTGTGCACCGTCACGTCTTAATTGTATTCTATTTGCCATTGCTTATAAGGATCCTAGCACTGCATACAGTCTTACTGGTTTATTTATATCACTCAGCAGCAGTGGTAGTCTCCTCTTTAGTTCCTTCCTCCTCTGGGGGATTTAGATACTCTAGTGTCTCGATGGCACCAAGAAGTTTTAACGCTGTTGCTTCATTATCTTTGATCTTTTTTGATAACTGATTGTTTTCATTTATCAAATTTTGATATCTTTCTTTGAATTGTCCTACTAGTTCCGCAGGATCTTTTGTTTCGGTCACATCAGCTGGCATTTTTTCTCTCCACTAAATTTTGTAATAATGATTTAATATCACTTATATCCGATTTTAGTCCATCAACGTCATTTTGTAAAGTGTTGAAATCGTCTTCCTTCTTCTGTCTCTTGTTAAATGAAGCCATATACTCATCATATTGAGTTTGGTTACAATTTACAATAGCATTAGAATCGGGATCACGATACCAACCATCGTGGCCGTCAACTGGGATTAGGTCATCCTTAAAGATTTTGATATGGTCTTCAGGATTTTGGGACTTGACATCTGTCATAATAATAATTATAATCAACCATGTAAGGGTTGGGGATGAGGTTCTATGTAGCTAAGGCAATAGCACGTAGATCAGCAATCAGAGGCACACGAGCCTGATTCTTAGATCTCATAACAATCTTAACTTGGAAAGCATTGAAATTTAAACCTCGCACTTCGTATGCATAGTCCTTCCAAAGTGGCTCATCTGAAGGAGTAGAGTCATATGCCTGTCCTTGTGAGTCATTAGATGGAGCACCGACATATGTCCAACCAATCGTATTAGGATCAGCAGTATCACCTGTCTTAAATGCACGATAATATACTTTAATTTCAGTACTTGGATGTCTAGTTATCTGGAAGTCGATCTTAAGTGATCTGGCCTCAGAACCTAGGCGAGCGAGACGTGATAGATACACGGCATCGTTTTGATCTCCTGTTGGTAGGACTGATACATCCATTGTCCTATCAATTTGTCCTTGCTGTCCATAAGGAGCAGGACCACCAGGCCACCAGTTGATTCGGTTGGTAGTTGTGATCAATGACAATCTATCCAAGTCAATACAAGGAGAGAATTTATCAGACTCAGAAGTTAGAGTCAGTGCCATAGTCAACGACTTATTACCATCCAATTTATTTTGCTCGTTGATCTTAGACGCAATCATTTGAGGACTTGTGAAAGCATTTTCCTCATTTAATACGATGTCAAGATACTGACCATTGTTAACAAACGATGATTGGTCACGAGCAGATGATGCACCCTCACCACCACCATCTCCAACAGAGGTAGCAGTAGTAGTATTAATACGAGCAGTTATCTCAGTATCTGGCAGTACCATAGTAGATACGGTAGGTGTCAGAGTTTCAAACTGGACGTTTTGAGATGACCATACATCAGCACCACCACCTCTAATACCATTAGTTGCAACATGCTCAACCTGTAACATGAATGTATCCAACCATGGACACTCAATAGAACTATGGACTTTATTGATTTCTGTTAGAGGTATACCATCTAGGTTATAGCATTCAACAATCGATCCAGAAGGATGCTCTACATCAGCAGTACCACTGTTACCTCTACCAGAGTTAGCAACTGTAATTACTTGTCCGTTAGCAGAGATGTTGTTGTACTGGATGATCTCATCATTAATCTTAAGATAACCTGGATTTAAGTTATCGATTGCAGCACCACCAACGATCTGATGGAATTGAGATGCATCAGCAACCTGTATAGACGTACCTGCTTGAGACAGAGTAGTTGTCAAGGTTGTATGAGGTACCTCAGATATTACACCCTCAATCTCTACGTTATTGGTACGTTGATGCATACCATGGTTTCTACAAGAGATTGCGATTTCCTTATCGTCTGAAGGATATGAAGGAGTTGCAGTTGGATATGCAACATAAGAGTCACCACTATAAGAGATACTTGTAATGGTAGCACTTGTGCCTCCTGGCTCTGATAATGTATCACTAGCATCGAATGCTTTAGTGATATAGTTTAGAGTCAATGTGCTAGTACCTGCATTATAGTCTGTGACTATACCAGTAGCAGCAGATGTAGATCCACTAACTACGTTACCTACTTCAAACGTGCCGTTGTAGATAGCAGATAGCACTATAGTTGATACTGACTGAGATGAAGCAAGACCTTGGAATGGGTCACCGTTAGCATCTAAGAAACCTGCTGAGAATGCACCATCTATATCTGTAATGGTTATCTTCTCAGGGTCTGAGTTAGCATCAAATTCTTTAATGGTAGCAGATGCACCAGATGGACTCTGTGTGATTCTTGCACCGATAGTAAAGTTAAAGTTTTGACCAGCTGGCAGTGTTAGTAACTGAGTTGGTTTCAAGGTTAAGATAGGATTCTCAATAAGGTTGTGAATACCACCGTTACCCTTACCTAATTCTGCGTTATTAAGTATTGCAGTACCTGACAATTGAGTAAACTTAGCACGATAGACAGTAAACTTCATGTCTTCATACTGGTCTGCTGTCCAAGTAGATGCGTTTTGTGACTTGAATAACACACCTGCATATGGCTGCTCAGATATTGTCCTAGTACCAGAGACATCAACGTCACCCATTCTGGAGATCCAGACTTGATATTCGTTAGAGTCAGATAGTAATACGAAACAATATTCAGTAGATGCCTTAATGTATACAGGAGATCTGAATGTGAAACGAGATGCAATCGCTGCATTGTCTGACAATTCAATCTGATCAGGTGTAATTGTTACGTCAGAGAAAGGAAGAATATCCTTAGTAGGATAACCATTCTCCATAGTCCTGATCTGCATAGAGATAGGAATGTTAGTATCTTTGGTCTTGAAGAATACATCAATACCAGTTAAGAATACACCACCCTCATCATCAACAATGAATGATTGAGCAAGAGGGTCATACCAACCAATCTGTCTTGTCTCAGTCCTAGTTGTGATAACCTGTCTAGTATCTGAAACGGTATCTTTAACCAATTCAGCATTTCTAACTGCTAAGATATTCTCTCTAACAGTCTTCAATGTACCTTGTGCTGAGTATGTGGTATCAGCAGATGAATCTACCTCTCCACTCGCCTTACTGTTCGTCGATGACGTTGTGAATCGGAATGTCCTTGTACCTGTAGCCCAACGAGGGTTTGAATCGTTACCTGGGTTAGGAATAAAGAATGATCCTTTGAAACTTCCAACATTGTCTGTAAGTAAACGACGGTCTTTAACAACTGCACGTGCACCAGATGTCTGTCCTACCAATACTTCTCCGACATTCATATTGCCGTAGTAGTTAGGGTTGACACTCTCTGATAGAGATGCAGTATCAATATTAATATAAGGTGTCTGCGATGCATAAGACTCTGCTAATGTCGCAGTACCTGTCCCATATGGGTCAGTCTTATATCCATCATTTGCTGGAGCAACCTTAAATCTACATCCTGAAATACTACCAACTACAGTCTCACCTTCAACGAAAGGTGTCTCGTTAGTTTGTGGATCAGCAGTAGATGATTTAACGATCTCAATAACTTTAGGTGTGATATAGGTTGTAACATTAACACCATCAAAGAATGCATAGATTCTTGTGCGTGGCTTCATCCTATCACAGTTGAATGAAACGTTACGAGATCTAATCCAAGGGATCGCTGTTTGTGATAACTGTGTATCTCCTAAAGATTTCTTATCGATCTTAGCAACAACACGAGTCTTAATACCCTGTCTTGCTTGGTTATTAACAACCCTCCAAGTACGTCTTTCATGTACGAATAGAGGCTGTCTTCCTTGTCCATGACCCAATCTACCGAGTCTACGACCACCTGCACTGAATGATCCAGATCTGTTTCTAAACTGTGAAGTAGATTGTAGTGATTCACCTGTCCAGTTGGTCTTCCATGATCCCCACTGAATAGGAGCGAATCCATTCTGGTCAACTTGTAGGTCTCTTGATACAGCAGAGAAGTCACCTTCTACGTTTTCAACACGTGCTGGTAATCTCTTGATGTCAACCCAGTCATCTGATGCAGGAGTTAGGTCAATACGACCAATGAAAGTAAACACGTTAAATGGGTTTACATTCTCTACCCTAGATGCATATGGTTGTGTAATGATTGCTAGATCTTCCCATGGTAGCAATGCCATGTTACCAGTAGTCTTAACAATATTACTTGAAGCACCAAGGTTTAATTCGAGTGGGACGTTAGTTGTATAGTGTGATGGTCTAAGGAATCCATTCTTGAAGTCGAGAGAGCATTTGTAGTCAACTGAGAAAACGTCACCAACGTTGTGATCGGTAAAGTCATCAACAACGTAACCATTCTTAAGACGGTCAAATCCGTTATCATCATAAGTCTTAGTATTTTCTGCTTGTGATTCTAATAGAGATAGAGATGTGTAGTACTCTACATGCTCTAGTCTTGTCTCAAGATCACCGATATCCTTCATGGTATATCGTCTAATAATCTCAGGACTGATTAGAATATCTCTTTCTACATCATATGTAAATGGACGGTATTCAATCTGTGCTAATAGCATAGCATTAGCAATACCATCAGGAGGTGGTAGATCCTCAGAAGATACACCCTTAACTATCTTAAGTTGGTTATCATGTGTCAAGTATAACTTGTCAGCACGAGGGAGATAGTATGAGTAATCCATACGGATCTCAGTATTCACCTTCGGTATATCGAAGATGGTTGATCCTCCAGTACCTCCAGAGGTATCAAACTGTCTAGCAGCAAAGTCTAGTGATGCACAGTTAACATAGAAAGGAGCAGTAACTGTACCTGACCCAGATGCCAATTCACCTACACCTGGACGGAAATCTACTTGGTCTCTTAGGAAGTTAATAGATCCATCAAGTTTATAGGTTGGAATATCTTTGTAACTAATACCAGTATATGACTGAGATGAGAAGTAATCTCCAGATGATTCATGGATGAAGTAATCAAAGATGATTAACATCTTACGAATAGGTGGAGTATACTGTGGATACCTACTGATCTTACACACATCATAGTAGTGTGCTTTCTGACCTGGATCTAAAGTAAACTGTGTAGTAATAACTTTACTACCTCTGAATACTGATCCTTCAGCATCATCAACGAATGCTGATAGTGGAATTCCATCATCATCTACACCTTCAACAGTCTCACCAGCAGCAAATGGAATCTCATTTAACTGGACATAGTATAGTCTTAGAGTAGAGTTGATAAACTGAATAACTCTACCACGAGCACCAGATGTCTTACCTATAATAACTGTGCCGTTATCAAAGAAGGTTGACTCTGTTAATACAATATAAGGAGGTGATGCATCGCTATCATTCTCTGACTCATATACAGCATGTACTTTGTATACGTCATTAAGAGCAAATGATATCTCTTCATCTTCAATACGTGTGCCATATAGGTTACCATATGCCAAACCATATTTTTGTTGGTCGTTGTTAATACGAGTGCGGATAACTTTCAACGCTCTCATCTTAGCAGCAGTCTTAATCTTCTTACTGACGATATTCTTAGATACCAATGCAGTTAGTTTGATAGTAGATACGTTAGCAAGACCATCAATAGTAATTGACTGTCTATCAGCACCAAAGGTAACTGTCAAAGTACCAACAGTGTTAAGTGAATCTATATCTAAGTTTTCTCCAACTGACCATGCAGATCCTGATTCTGCAATGATAGTTAGAATATAGTTTTCATCGTCAAGTGTTGCAAACTGCTCTGATTCTGGTAGTGATACAGTAACACCACCTGATACAACAGTCTTATTAGTGAATGTCCTGAATACAAAGAATGATTCGTCAGAGATTGACTTCATTGATGTACGTGGACAGTCAATGGATAGCTCACCATTCTGGTAGTCTTTCTGGAAGATGAATGGTCTCATACGTGCGAGAGCATTTACTTCTCCATCATTAACAGTACCTTTCTTCAGACCAGATTCTAGTAATGCATACTGGTTTAAGTAGTCAAAAATATACGACGACTGACCTGTAGCAGCATTTGTAGATGAAGTATTAATTGCAGTAACATCAACTGTTGCAACTCTAAGAGTATTCTCACCCTCTTCAGATGTATTAGTTGATGTAACAACGTCTCCTGGACGTAGGTCTTGTGCAAACTTAGATCTGAATCCTTCTAGTCTACTATTACCTGCTTGGTCGATAGTAATAGTTGTGCCTTCAATGATTCTTACATCATTAAGCATTAAGTTAGCACCAAAGATAATAGCATTACCTGTGTTTCTACCAACTACATGTCTACCATCAGTTAGGTTGAATGTATGTGCTGCCTCTAGGGTACCAATAACTCGGCCATCACGCTCGATAACCTCGCCATTTTGGAAGACCCCTGAGACTTGCTCTAGTCTACAGTTGGTACCTGAACCTTGCTCTGCAACGAAACCTGTTGCCTGAGATGTCCTTCCCTTGAGTAAATCACCTACCTGTACGTTGTTATTACCTGCTGCAAAGTTGATTGCAGTAAACATTTGGGCATCAAATATCCACAAATCCCAGACACCATTTATGTTAGTCTCTTGAATCTGGACTGTGCGACACCTACCAATGAGTGTACCTTGGACACTATTAGTAGTGTTTAATGTCCAATCATCATATATCTCTAGTGTTTGATATGCAGATGTAACACCTTCACCAGTTAGGTCGGGCCATCCATACACATCGTAAACTTTTACATACTGTCCTAATCTGAATGGTAGGATAGTATTTTGTACTGAAGCAAAGTCTCTTGGTTTAGGAGCATCCACGTATTGTGGTACCAAAAACTCTGTCCTATAACCTTTAACGTATGCTCTACCTGGGCTAACCTCAAATGATACTAAATCGTCTGATGCTAACTGTCCACCAGAGGTAGTATCACCTGCACGGTATACACCATTGTTGAAACCATCATCAAGACTCTCTCTTGCCTTAACTGTGAAGGTATCAATTACATAGTCGCCACTTTCTTCAAAGGTTCTTCTTGCGAGTGATCTCTCAAGTTCTGAATAAGCAGTGTGAGTAACAAACTGTTCAACCTTTGAGTTGTTGATACGAAGTAATTCAATGAAGTTCTTATCGGTCTCATCATTGATTGGCTTCTTAGTAAGAGAAGTTTTAATTCTAAATCTGTGACCACCTGGAGCAGAGTAGTTAGATGTACCTGCTGCATTGTCATTAAGTGATGGGTCGTCTTCTGGTGTAACGATTGACTCACTGACTTCAAGTCCAACTCTGTAAGATGGGTTGTTGTCGTATTGATCAAGGATGAGATATGAGGATGGAACATCAACGAAATGACCTCTAATAAAGTACACACCAGCATTAATGTATGCAGTAGATGCTACCGCAGTTGCATTAACTGGCAATAGTTGAGCAAATGGTGATCCAACTTCGATCAGTGTAGTACCGAAAGTGATTTCATTTTCGGCCAATAATTGCTCGTTGGGCTGAAAAGTCTTGAGGGTAGTGTCACTTGTGGTGTCACCTGACTCAACATACTTAACATACAGAGTAACATAACCCTTAGTAGACTCTGTAGAAGGGATAGAATATAATACTTTTGCCTTAATACCTGTAGTAATACCCTCAATAATCTGTCCAGTTAACTGGGTACGATACGTCTCAACGTCTACCCCTAGGAATGATTGTTGAAGTACAATTGCTTGCACCTGAAGGTCATAACCCACCTGACCTGGTATAACCATACTTCCTTCTTTGAAGAAGTGCTGTCCGACAGACTCCAACTGGTTTTGCAGTATGGACTGCATGGTCGTGAGCTCACGTGCCTGTATCGGATATCCTGGTCTAAAGAGGACTCTGTAAAAATTCTTGTCCTTATCAAAGTCATCAAAGTAAGGACTAATGTTTAAATTAGTATTCTGTGGCATGTCTTTAGAACTCGATTACGATTTTGATGTCTTCAATTTGGTCTCCAGCACGAGTAATTGCTCCTCTGTTATCTATGTAGATGACATCGCCTGAGTTAGGATCAACTTCTGCTTTTGCATAACCATTAGTAAATGCCATACCTAGGTCATACTCAGCATTATTAATAACCCTCGTAGAGGATCCAGAAACAATGGGGAAGTTAATATCTGGGTCAGCAGATGCACCTGAGATAGCACCCACAATTGGGTTACCACCTTCAAACTCGATTAAGTTACCAGTGAATTCAGGGAAGATACCATCAATTCTATTCTGATAATACTTAAGCACTTTAGTAGTTGCATTCCATGATATAACACGTCCTCTTGCCGTTACCTGTTGACCACCAACAGTACGAGACTGGGTTATAATCTCGTCAGTCTGGAAGTTTCCAGTAAACGTAGGTGCAAATATTGCAGCCTTTGTGGCACTTAATGTCAGGTCAGACGTTAATTCCTGAGTACCAAACTTGTTAGGATTAATTACCAAACCAATACGACGATAGTCGTTGTCAGTTGGGAAGTCACCAGATCCTTCATCGTAGGTGAACTTAGTGTTAATCATTACACGGAAACCACCCAACTCAGTTGCAGGGGATTTACCATGTCCTCCTACTGGAGGTATGACAACCTCAACGCTACCACCAGTACCTGTTCCAGCACCAATACCGTTGACTTCATCGATGATTACTTTACCAAAGGTGTATCCAGATCCACCAGATGTAACAGTAGCAGAGGCAATACGACCACCATCTACAACAAGTGAAACCCTACCACCAACTCCGTCTCCTTTAATAGGGACGTTTTCATAGGTACCGTTGTTATAACCTGCACCAGATGATCCAATAACAATAGTATCAATTTCTCCACCGATAGCATCAGCTACAACAGCAGTGTCAAACAACACTGGCATGTATTCGTTGGAGAAGAATTTTAAGACTTGACCAACAGGGATCGTAAACATATACTTCCAACGGTAACCATCAGCAGTTGTGATAATTGAAGTGGAGGTGCCAGTAGGCTCAACAGTACTAGGTTTACCATTAGGATCACTAGGACTGGTGCCGTTGTATATGCACTTGTAAACTTGATAAGACGAGTTAACAACGTAGAAATCTGCGTCGTATAACTTCGTAGCACCTGACGATGCCGTTTTAGTCGAGGAGTAATCATGACGATACATATCATAAACATAACCCAGACCACCTGTGGTTTGCTCTGGGGGAATCCAGTCAGTACGACGGATAACCTGAATGGTGTCATTTGCTAACACCCTCTTCAGGGAGATCATATCCGAATAGTCATCGGAAAATTCTTGGAATGAATCTACTGGGTCTGGAGGTGCGTTTTCGTTATCCCATGGTTGTGGTCTACCGATAAACACATAAAGGCGATCCCGACTAGTACCCGCTTCCAGGTCAGACTGAGTAGGATTAGGCCCTTCAAGTGCCTTTCTGAACCTTTCGGCAGTAAATATTCTAAATTGGTCGGTAAGTAATGCCATTACTATACAATTGCCTTCTTTTTATTTATGTGGGTTATTCACCCTCGTTTCGGGAGAATGTATTATATTCAACAGCTTTGATGTTGGCTAATGCTCCAGAAGTATTACCTCTAAGCACTTCACCTACATTAAACTTATAAGTGTCACCATTAGGTATTAAACTCTTAACACTAATAGTGTATTGACCTGTCTTAGGTCCAGATATCCTACTAACAGAAGTGCTCTTAACACCAGTTGTTACACCTTCTAATACCTCAGCACCCGAAGGACTGCTCTCAACGGTATGTAGGTTCTGTGTAGTATATTCTATGATTATATCAGCAGTAGATGTATGAGTATCACCATCTCCTAATTGACCAGCAGCCTGTACTGTTGCAACTAATGCATTCTGACTACCGTCATATATCTGATCCCCTATCTGTAATAGGGTGGTGTTTTGTCCACCAAGAGTCTCCTCTATACCATATTTAGACGATGCAATACCACCATCTAGATTAATCTGGTTTTCAAAGTCTGTACCAGTGTTAACAAGGTCAATGATACCATCACCAAATCTTTGTACACCTTCACTATCAGTATACTCTTCATCATCATCTTCAAATGCTCTATTGAGGATGAGTCCTAGTGGTACAGTGAAAGTAACAATGTCACTTCCTTCCTTTTCAACTAAAACGTGAGGCTCAATACCTGTGCCAGATGATCCAGAAGTACCTGCAACGAATGCTATATTCTTTGCTTTCTCATTAGATCTACCAGCATCAATGAATGCTAATTCATCAACCTCAAAGGTTAAGTAGAGTGCTCTTTGAGCAACATCCCAGTCATATACAATAGCAACTCGGTTGTTAGATGACTCTTCAACCCTTCTTACTTTGTCAGTAACACTAAAACTATAAGCAGATAACCCAGTATTAGGATCATCCTGTAAGTTATCTAATATAACCTTCTGGTCAAAACGGAAGTTAATACCTCTATCACATCCAGTGAAAGCATCGTATGTTGCACCGTCTACACCAGCTTCAAGTTTACCTGTATATCTAACTAACTCTCTACCAAGTAGGATTTTACCTGAACCTGGGAAAGGAGCAGTAGTTTCAACTGGTATTTCTGTTTGACTTGATGTTAGATCAGATGTTATACCTGTAAGGTTATATGTAACTGCATTTAACGACTGTCTAACTCTTGCTTCTCTAATAAGGTTAGTATCCCTAGTAAAGATAATCTCTGGAGGTGTGCTATATCCACCGCCACCTGCCAAGAGGTCAATGTTTGTAATCTTTCCGAGGTTAATAAACGCTTCGGCCGTTGCACCAGATCCACCGCCTTTTATTATCTGTATAAGAGGAGGATCTTCAAAGAATTCACCCTGATTTGTTAGAGTAATAGATGTAACCTGACCAAATGGATTAACAGCAGCAACACCAGTTGCACCCTGTCCTCCACCACCTGAAATGATAAGGTTAACGTCCTCTTCAGTGTAGTTTCTACCTTGCTCTTCAATAGAAAGACCAGTTATCAATCCTGTTACTGGTACTAACTCAGACCCTGATCCACCACCACCTTCAATACGAGCAGTAGCATCAAAATAACCATCACCAGGTGTGGTCATCTGAATGAAATCTATACTACCGTCTTCTTTAAGGTAGACTATACCATCTGCATGGTTATCTGATCCATCATCTTCAATTACCAATCTTAATGGGTTATATCCTTCACCAGGATCTAACACCTCAACAGCAGTAATCTCCCCTGCTTCACCTTCTATGACAGGTCTTAGTACAGCATCCCTAATAGGCGTACCACAATTGTCAATACGAAGTCTAGGTGGATCATTAGGATCATAACCACTACCAGGACTAATCACATAGACATCCCTTACCCCTGATATACTATTAAATACAGGGAATATTTGTGCTCCAGATCCAGGGACTGTTCTTGCCATATTAGACGATTACTATATTACCAACCATTGCAGGATGGAGTGTGCATTGATAAACATAGGTTGTGCCAGCAGCAACATTTTGAGGCACAGTATAATATTGGACTCCTGTAGTAGATCCAGTAACACCAACAGATAAAGCAGCACCACCTGCTGACTGTCTCAATTCAAATGGGTGTGCTACACCTGATGAATTATTAAATCTGTATGTAAATCCTCTATAAACATAGATTGTTGGATTATTTGCTGATGAATCCATACCACCACCTGAGAATTGATAATCAGACATGGTAGGTGCAGTAACTGTAAAACCAACTGTAGGACTTACTACAGGATCCCATGAAGTACCATTGTATATGATATTGTTATTATTGGCAGGAGTAGAAGAGGTATAAAGATCTGCGTTTACAGTCAACGTATCTGCTGTTGCAGCAGTTGTAACTCCATTACCACCCGCTACAGTTAATGTAGTAGTTGCACTTCCAGCAGCAGTTGTACCAGAATCACCAGCGATTGTCTGGAATATATTCTGTGATACGTTTGGAGCGTCATTGGTTATTGTGAGGTTATCTCCAGAGATAGCAGTAGATACTCCAGTGCCACCAATGATATTAATAGTAGCAGTAGTGCTACTTGCTGTCTTATTTCCTGAATCACTTCCAATTACACCATAGGCATTTTGGTTTGCATCACCCAATGCCCCTGTCATGTTTATTGTGAGGGTGTCTCCGACGATTGAAGTCGAGATTTCAGTGCCTCCCGCAATTGTAAGAACATCAGTAGGAGCACTAGCAGTAGTACTACCAGTGTCAGCAGTGATTCCTTCAAATAAGTTTTGAGTTGTACCACCGCCTCCACCAGATCCTGCCTCATCATTAGCAGGCTCCCATTTAGTATTTGAAGCGGACCATTTAAGTACTTGACCATCACTCGGACCTCCACCGACTGTCATATCTACGTCATCAAGCATCCCTACACTACATGTCGTGTCTATTATCTTAGTCCACGCTGTATTAGTTGCATAGTATGCAGCAGCCTCATCGATAACAACACCAAACATTCCTTTATGATCAGTAAATGCTGGTAAATCACCAGATGTTGCAAAGTCATTAGACCATTTTAGTTTACCATCAGCACCATCAATATAGGTAAGTGCCGATCCAGTGTTTGCTGCCCAGAATTTTATATCACCACTACCATTTGGTTGTATAACTATGTCTCCATTGTTAGATGATACGATTTTCTGACCTGCTACATCTACATCAGCTGTAAATGCAGAGAAATGACTCTCAGCAAACTGAGCACCATTCCATATTAGTGTTTGTCCATTCGTAGGAGCACCTACGTTGACTTGAAGATTGGTATCGTTACCTAGATTGGTGTAAATCTCATCAATGACTTGATTCAATTTGATAGCACCATCTCTCAGACTGTCGCCAGTGCCGTCATTAGCGGTAGTACCAATACTGAGTGTTTGTTTAGCCATTTGAATACTTGATTACAGGATTATTTAGGTACCATCATATGATTGTAAGGTAGAATCCATAGTAGCTGCAGTACTATCGAATCTATTAGCAGTGCTTCCACCATCACCAGCACCAGTTACTGTCAATATTGCTGCTTGTGAATCTAATGGTGAGTTAGAAGCAGGTACTGGTGCACCATTTGGACCAGATATACGACATCTAAAGCGATACCCAGTCATATAGGGTAGTGCAGTTAGAGAATAGGTGTCTGTTGTAGCACCTGTGATGACAGCAAATGCGAAACCACCGTCAGTAGATCTATACCACTGGTATGATACAGGTCCGTCCTCTGGTATTACTAACTTCTGTATGTTGAAGGTAGCAGTTTGACCAGCATTGATAGTAACATTCTGTGGTTGTAGTGTAAATTGTAAAGTTGGAGGGATTGGAGGGTCTCCACCGTCTCCACCATCACCACCAGATGATACAGGTGCTACAGTGAACGTGGTGTCAATAGTTTCTCTAGTTGTATTACCAATGATATAAGGGAATTTTGTTATATCATTGTCATCAGGGTCTACTGTTAGGAAATATGCGTAGGTTCCAGTGGGATATTCAGGTGTAAAGCAATATCTACCGTTATGAATATCTAAATCTCCACTACCTTCGACATATTCATAGTCTTCCATGAGTGCACCAGCAGGTGGATTGTCAGAATCCGTGCCATAATCGGGTCTACCAGGTGCTTCTTGGTCTTTAATACCGTATTGAGTCCTCATTGTACGAGTACCACTCAAATTATCGAATGGATCATCATATCCAAAAGGACCATAGATGGGAAATCCATCAAAACATATGCCAATTATCTTAGAATGACCATCTGGATGACGAATATTATTACCATTAAACTGTGTATTACCATAATAATCGTTATAACTTGCCATTGTTGAATTAGTTTTCCAACAATCTAAGAAATGTGGGTCATGATAATGGTATTCACCTGACTGTGTGGGATGTCCACCACAACTATCTTCTCCAGAATTAACAAAAGGTGCATCTCCAGCAGCAACCCAACTGAATCCAGCAGGAGGATTGAGTCCTGATCCAGCAGAAGGGTTAAAAATAGCAACTCCATTGCCAGCAATTCCTATGTTCCCCAGTGGAGTTTGAGTTCTTCCGTTTCTGCTATCCCAATACTCATATGTACCATTAACAGGAGTTATCTCCTGTGTATCCATGATCAAATCTAATCTATCATCTGCTGCCAACCAGCACTCACCAGCAATAGAAGTAAACTCAGTGCCTTTGTAAAGATATCTTAAGTGTAATCCATCACTAAACTTAAACATTAAGTGGTCACCAGGTTGAATATTATTCCCAGTGAATACAGTAAGATCCGTTACTGACAGTGTTATTGATCGAATGAATCCATCATGTGTATAAACATTGGAGTCAAACGTCCTAGAAGTACCAAATGTGCCACCTCTATACAAGAAATCGTGATCGAAATCTTGCTCAGTAGGTACATTAGGGTTGTTATCGTTAGGAAACGTGCCATGAGACACTGGCGATGGTAATCCATTGGATGCCACCGTCAAGACTTTAGTCGCTTCGTTGTAGGTTGCTGTTGCACTCATTGAGTTATTTAGATGTCATCAAAGATTTGTGTTGGTAAGAAGTTGCTTAGGACTGTAGCACCAGTCTGGACGCTCAATACAGCAGATAGTGAGTAAACTGGAGTTGCACCAGATGCAGTGATCGCAACACGATATTCGTCACTGTCGTCTGCCTGTGTAGTATTTGGAGTATTGTATGTTGCTTGGTTAGCACCAATGATGTTACTCCAAGTCTGTGTGCCATACTCCTTCTTCTGCCACTGATAATTCATTGTCTGACCGTTAGTTACGGTAGAGACAACTGTGAATGCAGCAGAGTAACCTTGGTTAACTGTTACGTTAACTGGGTCTTGTGAAATTGCGATTGTACCAGGATCGATATCTCCAGCACCACCTGTGTATTCAGATCCTTCGCCAGCGAGTACGTCAAATCCACCGTTAATAGGAGCACCTTCAGGAGTTGTGAAACTGTCAGGGACTTCATTATCGATAGCAACTGTTGGTAATGCGTATCCGATACCAGAAGTCTTAACATCAATTCTAGTAACACCCATCAATGCCTTGATACGAGCGTCAAATCCAGAGGAGGAGATAACGTCAACGTTAGGACGTGAAGTATAACCATCACCAGAGTTGGTTAGGTTAGCATTTGTAATCTGTCCAGAAGTGATAGCAGCGATAGCAGCAGCATTTCTACCCTTAACAGATCCAGTGTACTCGAATGTGATTAGTGAGTTTGAAGACTCAATTAGAGCAACCTCACGAGCAAATTCTTCACCGTCTATTTCAAGTTTGTCTCCAGCTTCGATTGGTGGGACAACGGTTGCTGCAATAACGTCTGCGTCAGATCCAATGTATGAGAAACCAACGAATGTTGATCCCGCACGTGGGACTTCAGCGAAGATTAATCGTG